CAACAGGATAACAAGACTACATTAGCTATACTAGATCAACAGTATGAACCTTACACAAGTCCTGAAGTAGACCTACAAGCTATAAGATATAAAAATGTGTCTATATACAAGCTTGAAGATCTATTAGTAAAAACAGAAAATGCTTACTGGTTTGATGAAGGCAAGGTTCCTGAAAATCTTCAGTGAGACAATCTTTCAATCAAGAATTCAAAAATCTTCTTGAGTTTAGGAACTACTTCAAGATCTTCATTCATTGAGGAGTGAGCTTGATAGAAATCTAGTGTTGCTTGATTAACAACTGCAACCATATTGTTACCATCAAAGTCGTAGTTTACCATAACAGTTTTACCATTAGGTAATAGTTTCTTAGCCTTAATAGTAAAAGTTGAACCAACACTGATATCATCTTCTAAATTAGGAAGTTCTAACTCAACAGAACTATCACCTGATAAGGCATCTCGAAGTAAACCCGCTACAGCCTCATTGTGTTTGATGGTTTGTGTGTATCCTCCTCTGGTTGCTAAGTGAACAACACTTGTAGGCATATCACTGTTGGTAGTTCCTGATTTAACTATAAATTCTGCGACTGCTGCTGCTCTTGTTGAGTCTACGAAACTACCATCTTGGGTTCTGGAGAATCCATCGGAGATAAATCTCTTAAGTTGTGCTGATCTCACAGCAGCCACAACGGATTTTCTTGCCTCAGCGATTGAGGCAGCATCAGGTTTTCTTACAGATAACTCTTTCTTGAGGTTCTCCACGGATGATATCACGGGATCATTCTTCGCTGCTTTAGCTGATAGATTTTTTCTTCTTTCCTTAAGAAGATCATCAAGTGCGGTCACACCAGTCTCCTTAACTTGTTTGCCATCAACAGAAACAGTAGATACTTTCTTTATGTTGTTAATCTGACCTTCTACCTCCTCATACTGTTTAGCAAAACTGTTCTGATGTTTTGTAATCTTAGCATAATCTTTAGGTCTTATTCCTAATGTTTCTCTTGATTTTGCAATATGCTTTTTTTGGTTTTCATTTAACCTAATATTCTTTAACATCAAAGAAACTTGCTTACTGATAGAAACACTACCCAATCTAGTCTTGCCTTGAGTTGATAGTTTTAGACCTTCTCTAATGACTGCTACCTCCCTGTTCAGGTCCCCTAGCAATTCTGGAGGAATGGCCTTGGCAAAGTTCGGAGCAAGATCTATGATGTCTTTCATCCTGACTATCTCGATAGAGTTGTCAGGAAGGTTAGATTTCTTTGCAGCTAATCTTGCGTCATTAATATTCTCATAACAATAGAGAATATCCTCTCTAGTCCCATCAGTGGTTTCTTTGCCTACTTGTAAAGAAAAGTCCGGGTCCATTACAGAGAATCTTTGCTCTGCTCTACCCATTGCTCCCGTAAGAACAGGAGTTAAATCTTTACAATCCTTAAGATTCTCCAGATCTCCTCTAAAAGCATCGAAAGCTTGCAGGTCTTTTTCTTTCAAAGCGAATCTATGATTATTATAAGCTGTTGCGAACTCGCGGAACGATTGAAGGAATCTACAGATTTTATCAATACTTCCAACATACTTGTCAATAGATTTAGTAATCTTATTTGCTAATTTCTTGTTACCCTCTGCTAGAGCTTTATCTCTAGATTTAAATAATCCTAAAAGCGGGAACATATGCTCAAACACTAAACCACGAATACTAATGTCCCCTCCATTATAAGTGCTCTTTAAATCATATACAATTAAGTCTTTCTTTGTGGATCTTTTAAAGGCTAATGAGAGGAAGTCATACATAAGTCTTCCTCTGTCTCTTACGGCAATACCTTTACCGATAGAGTCTCCTTGAATAATCATATCACCCTGTCGAGTAAATCTTACAAGATTTCTAAGGGCTTGGACTTCTAGAGGATCTTCTGGAATTTCATCGTTAACTAAAGCAGTCATGAAGTCATTAAAATTATTTAATGCTTTCTCGAATTGAGTATTTTCTGCAATTTTTGCAGCATCAGTTAAAGAGACACAATCTGATCTTTTAACGTTTCTAGGACAATCTTCATTGTAGAAAAAATCTCTAACTTTTGCTGTAGTTAAATTAGAAATTTCAGCTAATTGTTGTAAAACTGAATTTGCGTGGGCAGCAGTTAAAGCGTTGGTAAGCTTTTCTTCGGTGTCATAAACTAAACCTAATAACTGTGGATGACTCATCATTAAGTCTCTAGCTTGACAGTAATTTCCACTCTTAAAAAGTTCATATGTTTCTTCAGCTATAGCTGCTTTATCCCCTTTATATCCCCCCTTACTAATTGCTTTTTGTGTTGCATTGATTGCATTACCAACTTGCAATTTACAAAGCTGAAGAGGTGTGGATTCTTGTATAACTTTTTGAGCTAGAATTATCATGTTTTCAGAAAGCTGATCCTTGGTCTTCTGGATCTGTGCTGCTTTCTGCATCTTTTCTATCTTGTATGGGTCTAGTTTTTGCTGTGGTTGTTGTGGTTGTTGCTCTTGAGGTTCTTGAGCCCCTTCTTCCCCCAATTCACCAAAAAGCTTAGTTAGGTTACTAGTGATAAATTGTTGATCTGTTGATACTATACCATTATCATTTACGGGGACTGGAAATTGTGCTCCTTTAAAATCTAAATTAAATAGGGCTCCTTTTCCTTCACCCGCTTTCCTAATTGTTACGGGAACAATATTCCCTCCAGTAGTAGCCTGGATAGTTGCACCAATTTGAGATGTTTTAGCTGTAGCTATTAACTTTTGTAAAGATTCTAATCTAGGATCTGCACTGCTTTGTTTGGCAGGTTTAGCTTTCTCATCAATACGGGTAACGCAGCAGCCGCGTTGCTTGTAGGAATCCAGAAGTTCGAAGAAGTAGTTCATAATACAAAAAACCCGCCTATAGTATTTATAGGCGGGTTCTTAAAGTTTTGTATAGTTTTTTACCTATCAAGTTACTCTAACTTAGTTTATTGTGGGATTGCTGGTCCTTGTAGGTCTCCTGGTAGAGTAGTTGTTGAGAAGTAGGTTTCAATGTTATGATCCATGAAATCGTATCTGAATGTAACATCAAAAGTGTGGAACTCATTAGACGTTGCATAGTTTGATTCGGCAGGCTTAAAGCTCTTTGGATAAACACCAACATAGGTATTTACTGATCTAACTTGTCTTGCATTAGTTAAATAAACCACATCAATAGATGCTGTCTTAGCTCCTGCTACAATACCATTATTTGGGTTGTAGGTAGCATTCTTAAACCAAGTAAATAAATCTTCTGAGGTTGGGTCATACAACAGGTGATCAAAAGTAATTGTTAATTCATCGCTATTAGCGGCCCCAGGGTAATATAAGAGATCATTTAGTCTTCTTACAGGAATATCTTCAACATTATGACCTGCTGAAGTTACTTTTTTAGCAGCTAATACAAGGTTTTCAGATCTTCCATTAGCTTGGAGTCCTGGAATACCTCTAAAATGAACTTCAAAGTTATAGACTCTTACAGAATCTAGTCCTTTAGAGACTCTCGGAAGAGTCTTACTCTGACCAGCACCGAGACCGTCTCTAAAGGTCCCGGACCCATTTGGATTATAAAATGTGTTTACAGCCATTTTTTATCTCACATTAGTTAAGTGTTGCTGACTGTGAAGTCAGGTTTAGCTCGAAGACAATTGCTTCAGCCGTCTTGGTTGGTTTAACTACAACCTTACACCAAAGTTCGTTTCTATCTACTCTTATAGGAGTGTTAGTAGTCTCATCACAAATTACTTGGAATTCTGTGATACCTCTTCTATTCTTAATATCAGCAAGAATTTGGCTAGTGATGTCAGTAATCTGTTCCCAAAGGATTGGATCGTTTGGTTCGAAGATTAAACTTCTGACTGAGGCTAGTAACACCTTCTTAAGATATATAGACAGTAGGCGAACATTAATTCGATCTAAGGCAGTTGGGTTTCTTTGAGCCGTTCTCTGACCAAAGATTGTGATACCTTGTTGTGGGAAGTTCACGATTGGGTTAATTGCGTTTCCTCCACTATACATGGTATCTCTGTCGCCTTGACCTAGATTAACTTCTACAGCAGTTGGCTTGGTCAATCTACCTCTAATAAAGCCTGCTGGGGCGGACCAAAGCTCGCTCACAGATGCCGTATAAACAATCTGTCTTGCTCCATAGATTGATGGATCTAACCACATATCCATAGAAAGAGCAGGAATGTAGGTCTGAACATGAGGCCAATAGATGGCAGCATAAGAACTGTTGATGGCAGATGTTCTCTCATCAGAGAAACCATTTGACCAATCAATGGCTGCTTGGACTGAAGGCAATTCTTTTGGTGGTGCCACCACAGCTAAGAAGTTCGTAGTTTTCTCCGCAAGAGTGATTAGTCTGTTTTGAATATCATCATCGTGAATTCCTGGGATAACTGCTACAGTTAAGTTTAGAATATCATCGTCCAAGGCGTATAGGCCAGTCTTCTCAGCCTCATCTCCGATGATTACAGTTTTAAAAGTATCAGCATCGCCATCGCCGTCAGATCCACTAACCATATTCTGACCGGCTTGTTGAACTAGCTTGATAAATCTAGGAGCACCTTCACTATAAGTTCCTGTGCCATATCTAACATTAACATCATCCCCAATAATATCACTTAGTTTTGCAGTAAATGATGTTGGTTTAGTTGCACTAGTAAGTAAGGAGCCACTAACATATAGATTACCTTTAATAACTTCTGACGTTAAGTTTTCAATTCCTGTATTGATAACATCAGTTAAGAAAAGACCATTTTCATTAACGAAAGAGGCTTTAAACGTTTCGTAGCTGCCTCCGTCTTCATTAACAATGACAGTGAACTTTGATCCACCCAAAGGGGATACTTCAATGCTATTTCCTCTAACTTTCCCATTAGGAAGGTCTACTAGGTTATAACCAGTTCCAGGATATAGGGATTCTACTTTGTAGTAAGTCCCAGAAGCACCGGTAGCAGAAACACCGAAACCGGTTACTGTAGTGTCTTTAGTTGCTTCTACTAATGTTCCCATACCTCCATTTACATTATCAAAGGGCAGTAATATGCTTGCTACGTTAGAAGAAACATAAAGGCTTGCTCCAGCCCCTGCGTATGCGCCTACTAAGATACCTGCATCAGACTTATCGGTATCTATGGAGGCTGGGAATACTACTCCATCAGAGTTCGTGGAATATGGGAATTGGGCGGTAACTTTAAGAGCATCAGTATCACTCCCAAAAACTTTTGCTAAGGCAATTTGTTGCGTTGCAGCGATTTCTTTTGGAACCACGTAAGTCTTACCTGTGCCAGGGAATTGAGCGATACCAAAATTATCGTAAACTTGCACTATGAAGGTTGCAGAAGAATTAACTCCGATACTAGCTTCCTTGATTCCGATAGCAGGACAACCACCAATAGCTAAGTTAGCGAAAGCGGGTTTTGCGGTGTCTGAAGCAGCTCTAACAAAGTAAACCGAGTTAGTCGTTTCAAGGATTTCTAGGGCTCCTACGATACCCTGACCTTCAAGATCGTTCGATGGGTTACCAAAAATCTTGATTAAGTTTTCTTGGCTAGTGACAAGAGTTGCTTTGTTTAA